TAGCGTCAGTACGTGCGGCTAAGCGATCTTTAGTACCTGACGGAGCGAAAATTGAGAAGCCAGTACCTTTCGGGAAAGTTGCTCAAGTAGTAGAGTCCGGGAAGGAAGCGAAAACGAAAGCTCAATTAGTACCTTCGGGGAAAGTTGAGGCATCGCCAGTAGTTTCAAAGAAAGCGAAGAAGAAAGCTAGGCAGGCCAAGTCGCAAGTAGTTAACCCCGACCGAAATGTGAGTGGACAGAGTAGGGGAGGCAGTACGAAAGTGGCAGAGTCTTTAAACTAGAAAGGCCGGAGGGGTTTGAACCTGTCCCCGACGGCCGTCGAGTGCATTTGAGACAACAGGTTAGGTCTAGGAGGGACGAGTTGGTTAAGTATTTTGATGTTGCTCGCGGTTTTGGTTTCACTGACACTATGGCGATGCCTGGTAATGATTATGATTTGGAGGAGTTTTCTTTCAATTTGCATGCCAGGTTGCGTAGTGAAGTTAGTGAGCCAAGCGTCACTGATGGAGAAATTCGACACGTTGTCTATCTGGCTGAGAAACTACTACGGCCTTGTCGCTGGAATGTTGATCAGTGTGAGGACACGTTGGATAATTGGAAGTTAGTGCGCGAAAGGAACATTAAAATGAGCAGTAATCCAGGACTTCCTTATTGTCATGATTTTCCCACGAATGAAGAGTTCTTTCAGCATGATGCGCGAGTGGAGCAATTGTTTGCGACACGCAATGATGAACAAAACCCTATTAGGGTTTTTATTAAGCAGGAAGTGCATAGCAGAAAGAAGCTGGATGAAGGTCGAGTTCGGTTGATTAGCAATATTGATGTTAAAACCCAGATGAGGCAACATGTTTTGTTTGGGCCTAGCAACAATGCTTATGTTGACCATTGGGACGAGACGCCTATTGTGTATGGTTTTTCCAATACCGGAGGAAACTTCGGCAAGTTGGCTTCGAGGTTTATGGTGCCTGGCACCATAGTAGTAGAGGCCGATAAGAAATGTTGGGATTGGACCATGCCAGAGTGGGTCACTGAGGCTAGTTTGCGGCTTCGCCGCAATTTAGCGGATGGCGAACCAGACAAGATTCAGGATTGGGAAGAGCGTGCCCGTGAGGAGTATCGACGGATGTACGGTGTTGGTACCGTTATGCAGCTGAGCAGCGGTAAAGCATTTTCTCAACGAACGGCGGGCTTGCAAAAGTCCGGTTCAGTAGTTACGATATCGCTTAATTCCGAAGCACAGTTGTTTTTGCATTTGTTGACTCTAATACGTTTGCGTGTTAGTGACCAGGATATTTGTTCGGCGAAATACCGGTTCATTGTTGG